AAGGACAGTTCGCATTCATAATACAGAGATAGCTGTATTCCGTCTGAGCGATGGCAGCGTGCATGCGCTTGAGAATCGTTGTCCGCACAAAGGGGGGCGGTTATCCGAAGGAATGATATGTGGCTCATCGGTCCATTGTCCGCTCCATGACTGGAAAGTCGACCTTTCCACTGGTCGGGTGCAAGAGCCGGATACTGGATGTGTGACTGCTTACCCCACGGAGATTGATAGTGAGAGCGGGGCGGTTTATATCGTAATCTAAGAGTTCTATACGTATTGTGCTGATGGTTCTGCTTTTTTTCTTCTATATAATAGAAGGATCAAGGTGAAAGGCTTTGTTGAAGAAGTGGTGCTGTTAAAGTGCAATGATCTGAGTATACAGAAAAGTCGACCCTATTTTTCCGGGCGGCTTTTTTATCTTATAAGTATGATTTTAATTAAAAAATATTTCTTGATTAAATCTTAGTGAATGACCTGTTTTCTTTTCTCAGGATAACTCGCTTTATCTCTAGACAAATAAAAAAAGCCTTGAGAATCAAGGCTTTTGACGATAGGACGGATGGGGATCGAACCCATGACCCTTACCCTGTCAAGATCATACCCTGATAAGTAACGTTCGGTAGGTTACGGTAAAAAACCAATGAAATAAAGGGTTTATAGTGTTCGCACGAACAGATGTTCAGTAGGTTTAAGTATGTCTAGGAACCTACTTTCGTATCAAAATTCGTATCAAAATATGATTCATGCTTTCTTGTAAAATGATCGTCCAAACATGTCAGCAGTATCCTCCTGAATGTCGGGCAAGATATGGGCGTAATTGTCGATCATGCGAGTATCAGACCAGCCCATTCGTTCTGCAATAACCTGAGGCGTTTCTCTATTCTTTATAAGAAAGGTAACGTGTGAATGTCGCAGATCGTGGAACCTTATTTTCTTCAACTTTGAGTTAGCTATTATTCTGTCAAAAGTGCGGCTAATGTTTCGAGGAGATACGGGAGTACCTAATGATGTTGACACCACTAACCCAAGGTCGGTGTAAACAAGCTTGTTACTCATCTTCTTTTCATTGGTGCGTATTTTATGAAGTCGTAAAGCCTCCATTGTTTCTGAATCCACGCGGATTAACCTGCTGCCCGAGATCGTCTTAGCACCAACTTGAAAATCCTTACCGTCACTACTCATAATCTGAGTAATTGATATAGTTCTCTTATCGAAATCCACGTCCTTCCAGCGAAGTCCTAATATCTCTCCCTTACGCATTCCGGTAGTTAGAGCAAGAAGGAACACAATATAATACATATCGTCTTTTGAAGCTTCTAGGAAAGCATGTGCCTGTTCCAAGGTCCATACCTGCATTTCCTTTTTTCGAGCTTTAGGACGTTCAACTAACGAAACAGGATTTTTGCTGATCATTTCCCAAGAAGCTGCTTTCTTCATGGATTCATTAATAATTGTGTGGCACTTTTGAATGTTTTCATCCGATAGTTTCCCATTAGAATGCAAATCATTATAAAAGTCTTGGATGTGGCGTGGTGTGATACTGCTAATGGTAAGGTGTCCAAGTGCGGGCAGAATATGATTGTTAATCATGCTGCTATATGTAGTCATAGTGCCTCGCTTAACATGCATCTTCTTATCGTTTAAAAAACTTTCCATGAAATCCTTGTAGAGTGTCTTTGACTGTTCAATAAAAGTACCCTTGTTTAGATCGTTCTCCATTTCGCTCATCGCCGCTTTTGCTTCTTTTTGAGTTCTGAAACCACGACGCATCTTTTGTTTGTACTTCCCATTCTCTTTGTAGTTTACTTTGAAGTCCCATTTTCCAGTCTCATCATTCTTATATACAGGCATTATTGTTCACCAGCCTTATGCTCGATTATATCGCTTGGCTGCACGCCGAAATGCGTACATATCTTGTTCAACACTTCAAACGATATATTTTCATCTTTGCCCATCTTCGCCATTGTTGCAGTAGATATCCCCAGTTGAAGCCGTAAATCCTCTTTGTTCATATCCCTTTCAATTAACAACTTCCAAAGCGGTTTGTACGAAAAGCCCATTTTAACACCATCCCAGATATTTATTTTACATATATAAATCATATCTTTACATTATCAAAGAAATAGTATTCTCGCAAACTTTTGAATTGAAAAAAAATTACGTGAAAATTGATCGTAAAATGAAAATAATTGTGATCTATTAGGTTTTGCGCATGGTAAATTAGTAACATGGAAAACAAAGAGAGAGCAGCACCCGACACAATCACACACCTGTTTGACGGTGGTAGGCGTAAGACGAGCGGCACCAGTTAGCCCCTTGCAATAAGACCTACAGAGAGCCGCAAGGGTAGGACAAGCGGGCATGCTGGTCTTTCTGTTTGTTCCTAGTAACTCCATTCTTGCTAAAGTGCGCCTGACGAGCGCATTCCTCATGCATGGTGATCCTAGCCGCTAAAGAATGGATCAGGAGCGCAGGCCGGACGCGTAAGTAAGTACCGGATTCCAACAAAGCTTATATCATGATGTGGTGGCGGAACAGACGCAAGGCCGCGATACACGCCTCGCCCACATCGAAACTAATTACAACAAATTCGAGACAGCCGTAAAGTGGGTCATAATACCCCATCAATAAGGGCGGCAGACTGTTCCGCACGTAATGCGGACTATAGCGATTGACGGTAAACGCTGTGCAATAATTACCGTCCTTATATGCTCCTTTAACTCAGTGGTTAGAGTTCGGTTCTTATACAGCCGCGGTCCTTGGTTCGAATCCAAGAAGGAGTTTACGCACAGAGAGTGGCGTAGATACGCTGCTCTTTTTTGTGCGCAAAAATAATAGAAAAGGAAGTGTTTTGTAATGAGTACAGAGGCAAGCGCAGTACGTAATGGCGGATACGGATATCTTGGTTCGGATAATATCTTTAAGGTGGTTAACACCGAGGCTGAGGCTCGTAAATATAGCCCCACTGGTAGAGTAGTAATCTTTGCTGGTCCACACGCATATGGTAATCCTGTTGTCCCTACGGGTACAGGTGAATACGACCAGTTGGCTATTAAGCTGCATGCGGATGGTAGCCTGACCGAGAGCGAAGGTTTTACGATTCCTGCTCACATTGCCAAGGTAGTCAAAGAGCTACAATAGTGTTTATCCCCGGATCAGCTCCGGGGATTTACAGCGCCTAAAGGTAAATGTGCGGTTCGAGTCCGCAGGGTGCTATTAATTAGTGACCGTATGCCTGGTTGTACCACTGGGCAAAATGGTTCACTCGTGCTGGTGTTTCTTTCAAAGCTTTATAACCAAAAACACTAAGAGAGCTAACTACTGCCACTGCTAAAAATAGAACTAGAGTTATATATTTTACTCTATCAGCCATTAAAAACGCCTCCTTTCGAACTAATACTTTCGGCGCAGAAAAAGGAATATCCTTCCTTAGTGTCGAAGTATGACCTAAAAAGGGGGATTGAAATTGTGGATATTAATAATGTTAATAATTTGTTGTGGAAATTAAGTGAAGTTGACGACACTATTCTGAGTGATTTAAGTCTTACTTTGAGCTTAGTCAAAAAGCAAAAGGAGTCTGACTTATGCTATCAATCTCTTGAGATATCACTTGCTCCAGAGGTGAAGGTATGGCTTAAGAAGAGCATTATAAAATCGTTGAAAAAACTAAAAGAAAAGGATTCTGAAGGTAAGGAAAAGTTTCTTGTTGGAGATTATAATCACGAAATAAAGAAGCAAGATCATATTGCTAAATATGATGTGACAGGCAAAGGGTTAGAAGATAAACTTAATAAAATGCTTACTTCAATAGCGACTCCCGATCCTTTGTTTGAAGAAGCGGACACTAACTTCCAAATGGTTAAAATATCTTATGGAACAGAACATGCATATTTTTGTTTTTATGGTGGCGTAAAGAAGAGTACTTCAAGAAAAAAAGCAGTATTCAGAAATACAAACAGATTCGAGTTTGTCAATCATACAGTTATTGATGTAGGCGGGAATTTTAGCTTTATTATTGTGGGAATGAATATATTTATTTTAAATATTACTAACTTTGAAAATGCTTTTGATTATAGAGACCATATCACTGAATTAAGAGATGAAAATCTTAAAGAAATAACGTCAATGCCCTTTTTTGAAGGGGAAGATTCAAATAAAGAAAAGTTTTTAAATTCTTGTAAGACCTTTATTCATTCAAGGGGGTTAGCCCAAATAAAACCAGAGACAATTTCGGTGTTACAAGATAAATTTAAGGAAAGATGCGATGAATTATCAATAATACGAAGAAGTGCTCCTAGTGATCCAGAACAAAAAAAATTATATATTGAAAAAAACGGATCTCTTTGGCAACTGTTAGAATATATAAATGTTGAAGAGTACAAAATAACTTACAAAGAGGGGGATAATCCGACTCCATTAATTCATTTTTTTGCAGACAAGATTGCAAAGTCATTCTTAACAGAAGACGTCAGAGTTGTTACTGCTTATGAGTGATTAATTGTTCTGCCTTCTCTTTAGAAAGGGGAGCTTATGTGGGGGAAAAAAGAGCAAACTGTAATGTGGGCTACTGCATATTTACCTCTTTATCTGATAATGATCTATCGATTCATCGACAGTAACGATTTTTTTAAAAAAACTAATTTTGCTCTATGGTTAGCGGTTCATATAAATAAATTCATTTTCGATACAACAATAATTATACTAATAATTATTTTCTCTCTAGTTATGTATAGAGTTGTGGTTAACTGGTACTTTAAAGCTTTGGAAAGAGAGGTATCTGAAGGGAACACGGGTAGTTCGTATTCAATTCGGAATTATGAGCAGTTAAGTGCAAATGACTATTCATTTTTCCTCATGACTTTGTTGTTACCCCTAATTTCTTTAGAATACTCCTCTGTTATTAACTTAATTGTCTCATTATTGGTTATTTCTCTTATCATAATGATTTTCGTTAAAACAGATACCGTAAGTGTTTGCCCTCTTTTTTTTACATCACGATATTTTGTATTTAAAGCAGTGATCTCTCAGAATACCAAAGAGGAAGAAGCTCTAAATCCAAGACTAAGAATTACAACAATCATTATAACCAAACAAAAAAGATTAAATTTAAACAATAGGTTTAAAGCAGAAAAATTACTAAATGGTATGTATTATTTAGACAACGATATGAGGAATAACAATGAATAATTGATAAATTTGTGCACCCTAACCGGTGCTTTTTTCTTTGCCTTAATTCCACCAGGAAGGAGGTGTTAATAATAGAAGAGAGCATATTAATTTACATTGGTCCGCCGATCCCATCGCGCGGCTACGGATGTGGCTGGTCTTGTTGCGGACTTTAATTCTTTGCCTGGCAAGCTCCGTACTGCGGGTGTCTTGGCACCGTAAGTTACTTAAAGTGGTTAATGGTATTGACCATCCTGGTGATATAGTTTACACTAGCCCTAATGACAATACGATCACTAGGGGGTTTGGTGGAATGGATATCACAGGAAGGGAATTACTTCGTTACAATCAGGTTAGAGATGAGGAATATACTTACGTACCTCATGGGCTTGAGCGAATGAAGTTGAGTGGCACTGAATTTTCTATTTATTTTCTGTTACTGATACGGATTGATAAGAATGACCGAGTAGAAGTGAGTTACAACGAGCTCGCTGAAAAAGCTAATATTTCGCGTAGAACAGCTATCCGTGCGCTTGCTGGTTTGGAAGAACACGGGCTGGTTAAACGAGTGAAACAATCGGCAGAAGACGGTAGCTTGCTGAAAAACGCCTATGAGATATACCGCCCGATAGAGACTGAGTAACGCCTATGAAGCTTTCTAAGGATTTTTTCAAAGGACCCAATGAAGTGTTTGAAATCGGATTGAATCCTTATCAAATTTCCGTCTACTTATATCTTTGTCGGTGTGGTAATGATGGTAAGATCCCATTCCCAGGATTAAGAACTATTGAGGCGAAGTGTGGTATGAGTCGTCCGAAGGTTATTAAAACATTGGAAGAGTTAGAGGCTTTGGGACTCATCAATAAGGAAAAACGAGTGAGCGGGAGTGGAAATAAGAGCAACGTTTATACCCTGCATGCTCCTACTAAATTAGAGAACGACGTTTAAAATCACGGTGTTTTCCGGTGTGTTTTATGACACTAGGGGGATGGATAATGTGTCACTAGGTAAGGGCCGAAAAAACCCTGTAGTATCAAGTAGTGACACATTGTCCACCGTGGGTAAACTGTCACTAGGGTAAACTCCTAAAAGTGGTCAATTACGTTAACCAGGGTGGTAAACCACGTTAACCAGGGTGGTAAACCACGTTGACCATATAAAGAACTATATATAAATATAAACATTAAAACATATAAAGACCTATTCACAAAATGAAAAATATCCATCTATAGTTACTCTATATAGTATAAAGTAGCACCGTTCAAAAGGACGGTGTATTTGTTGTTCATACATAAAACAGATTGGAGGAAGATCATGACCACATATCACAACATATTCAGATGGCATATCAAAGGAGTAAGAATAACAGGAGACACCACAGCAGTTATTGATATCTACATACCAGGAGTGAATCAACAGGATAGGGTGGATATCCGTTTAAACCTGATTGATAGATTACGTGGTATTGATATCGAACAAAAGACACTACGAACATTGGATGAATGGGAACAGATCTGTCAGGAACAGAATGCAGAGCTGGATAGAGCAGAGGAAAGGAGCAGACGTTTACGTGAAGCAGGAGTATATGTCAGCATAGTTCCATATAGCAGGATTGTCACTAAGGGTACAGAGCATGGACAGCACTCACCCTTCATACCAAGGCCTTAAAGATTAAATAATAAAAGAAGGAGGCGCACGCGTGAAAGATTCTATGAAAAATAACCTTAAAAGCTTTCTTTTTCTCCAGAAAAAATAAATTTGGGTCCTTCTGGAGCTTAAAAATAGGTACGGGTGCGCATGAGCCCGAAAAACGTCCAGATTTTAATTTTGAAAAACACTTTCCTTTTTTAGCCCCGCAGGCTTCGTGTAATCCCTGCTGAGGGCTTTTTATATTGCGCTTGTATAATTTATCCCTTCTATTAATGCGCCGCTAAAAAGGGGCTTAAAATGCGTCTGATAGCGTGCCGTGATTTTGATGAATAAATGGAAAGTAGGTGGTCAGATATGGGGAAAGGAGAGAACAGGCCGGAGGGCATCGTCGGAACCAGTGAACTTGCAACAATTGTGGGCAAAACCAAGCAATGGATCGGGCAATTAACCCGAGATGGAGTGCTTACACAGGTAAGTCGGGGAAAATACGACCTTGCTGCTTCCGTTCAGGCATATATTCGGCATGTGACGGGGACATCTGAGGAAGGTAAGGTAAGTTTCGCAGAAGAAAAGGCGGCGCATGAGCAAATAAAAAAGGAAATGGCGATGCTGGACCTGCAAAAGATGCGAGGCAACCTGCATACGACGGGGGATGTGCTGGATGCCTGGGGGGAGCTGCTTGTTTCGTTCCGTGAACGGCTGCGCGGACTGCCGCCGAGGATTGCGAATGAACTAGCTTACATGACGGATGAAAAAGCGATCAGAATCTTGCTTGAGAATAGGATTGATGAAGCTTTGACCGAGCTTGGTAAATACGATCCTTTGGCGGAGAAAGAATGAACGCGCAGCGCAGGCAGACATTCAAGGTCCTGCAACAAGCCGTACGCCTGGTTACCCCTCCCGAACCTATCAGTATCGCAGATTGGGCAGACGAACACCGGATTCTGTCCCCCGAGGATTCGGCAGAGAAAGGACCTTGGAAAACAAGCCGTTCTCCGTTCCAGAAAGTGCCGATGGAAGCCATTTCAGACAAGAATGTGGAGTCGGTCGTTATGATGTGGGGGGCTCAACTCGGAAAAACGGCTGTCCAACTCAATACAATTGGTTATTTTACGGGCCATGATCCGGCTCCAATTATGGTGGTGCAGCCTGATTTAACCGTTGCGAAGGACTTTTCCAACGACCGCTTGACCCCGATGTATCGGGATTCGCCGCAATTATCCAAGCTAATTACAAAAGATAAAAGCCGAGATAGCCGGAACACAATCCTATACAAGTCCTATCCTGGCGGCAGGATCAACATCGCAGGGGCGAATTCACCCGCTTCCCTGGCTTCCAAGCCGATCCGAGTGGTCATCGCGGATGAAATCGACCGTTTCCCGGTGTCGGCAGGTAAGGAGGGGGACCCGGTTTCCCTAGTGACTGCCCGTACTGAGACGTTCTACAACAAAAAGCTTGTGTTTGTATCTACCCCGACCATCAAGGGCGCGTCACGGATCGAAACACTTTACAACGATAGCACTATGGAAGAATGGTGTGTGCCTTGCCCCTCATGCGAAGCTTACCAGCCGTTCAAATGGCAACAGATCAAGTTCAAGTATGACGAGGAAACGTCAAGCTGCACGTCTGTACATCACGTATGCAAAGAATGCGGCGCGATGCATGAGGAACATGAGTGGAAACGGGACTATGCGAACCGTGGCAAGTGGGTTGCTCGCAAACAACACCCAACCACGCGCGGATTCCATTTGAACAGCTTGGCGGGAACGATCAACATTACCTGGAAGAAGATCGTTAACGACTTCAAAAAGGCTCATCGTGGTGGTCCGCAGCTCCTTAAAACTTTTTTCAACACGAAGATGGCTGAGACATGGGAGGAAGAAGGAGAAAAAGTCGAACATGAATTGCTCCTGAATCGCCGTGAAATGTACATGCATCGGGTTCCAGAGGGCGTGAAATTCCTCACTGCGGCGGTGGATACCCAGGATAATCGGTTCGAAATTGACGTCATTGGCTGGGGAAAAGACTATTCTAGCTGGAGAATACAGTATCACCGGGTATATGGTGACCTGAAATTGCAGGATGTTTGGGACGATCTGGACGAATTTCTGTCCCGGACATGGCAGGACGCAGTGGGCAGGAAGTTTCGCATACGTCGAACATTGATGGACTCAGGCGGACACTTCACTCGCGAGGTTTACAAGTGGTGCAAACCTCGTGCGTCACGCGGAATATATGCAATTAAAGGTGAGGACAGCGGTGACGGTACACACACACCTCTTTTAAATGGCACCACAGACAACAACGTCCATCGTGCTACGGTTATTCGGCTTGGGGTAGCCGAAGGTAAGGCTAAGGTATTTTCGTCGCTTACAATCGAACCTGGAAAGCCTGGGTCATGTCGGTTTCCACTTCCGAATCCAGATAACCCGGACCCGTTCGTATATGACGAAGAATATTTCAAACAGTTGACGGCAGAGCAATTGGTCACCCGCTACAAAAACGGGATTCCTTATACCGTTTGGGTTCAGACCAGGGCGCGGAATGAAGCCCTTGACCTTGCTGTTTATAACCGTGCAGCAATTGAAATGATGAATCCGAACTTTGACCTGCCGTTACCTGAGCCGGGAAGCGTGGTTACTGGTCCGGTAAGGCCACAACAGCGGAAGAAGAAAAGGAATGTTTCTAGCAGCTTGTAAATTATGTGAAGGAGGTGAACAGGGGATATGCCAAAAATGACTTTAGCCGAGGCTCAAATGATGTACAAGCTTTGGTGTGACGCTGAGGCGGCACTCGCTACAGGAAAATCATACACCATCGCTGGTCGGTCTATGACACGGACAGACATGAACGTGGTATTGGAACGCAAGAGATATTATGGTCGCATCGTTGACGATTTGGAGAATCCGGGAGTGAAGCGGAGAAGTAAAGTGAGAGGAATCACCCCGTTTGACCGATGAACTGGCTGGACAAGACTCTAAACTTTGTGGCTCCGGGAATTGCGGCTAAAAGAGAGGCGTCCCGCCTGGATGTTGCAAGGCACGAAGCAGCTCAGGCAGTTATTAATAGCTACAAAGAGTCATTTGGCGGTAAAGGATATGGCAGGCATGGAGCCAGCCGTACAAAATCGTCTATGGTCATGTGGCAAACGCCAGTTGGTGACGCTGATGCAGATATTCATGAGAATATTAACGAGCTTAGGGCACGGGCAAGAGACTTGCACATGGGATCTGACGTTGTTGCAGCAGCTCACAAGGGTTTGCGAACGAACATCGTGGGTACTGGCTTACGCCTCAACCCAGCCTTTGATTCCAAATTCCTAAACCTTAGCGATCAGGAAAGTGAAGACTTGAGGGCGAGTATACACAGGGAATGGGCATTGTGGGCTGAAACAAGTAAATGCGATGCGGCAGGGCTCAATGATTTTTATGAATTGCAGGCCCTGGCTTTCTTATCAACCCTTATGAGCGGGGACGTATTCGCTTTGTTGCCAATGCTGCCAAGAGATCATGCGGTTTATGACCTCAGAATCAACCTAGTTGAAGCTGACCGTTGTGATACTCCTTTTAATGTGCAGTTGGACAACGTGGATCGAGTCCAATCTGGCGTTGAAGTTGATGCAGACGGTATGGTGGTTGCCTACTATTTCAGCAACCGTCATCCGGGCAGTAGTAGATTTGACTTGACCGGGGAAAGGGAGTGGGTCCGGGTCGAGAAGTACGGCAAGCAGACGGGGCGATTGAACGTTATCCATCTTTTTGAAGCGGAGCGACCAGGACAACGCCGGGGCATCCCGATTATTGCGCCTATTATCGAATCTTTAAAACTCCTCAATCAGTATACAGAGGCAGAGTTGATGGCTGCAGTCATTACTTCAATGTACACCGTGTTTGTAAAGACACCAGGAGATGACGGGCAAGATCCGTATGGTATGAATGAACCGGAAACCGATAACCAGTTCCAGGAACCCATACCCGGGACTGGTGGCGACAACATAAAGATGGGTCGGGGTGCTATCGTTTATCTGGACCCTGGAGAGGATGTTCAATTTGCTAACCCATCAAGACCAAATCCGAACTATGAGGCTTTCGTTCGGGCACTGCTGAAACAGATTGCAGCAGCTCTTGAACTGCCATATGAAATACTGACCAAGCAATTCACATCTTCATACTCAGCGAGCCGTGGAGCACTGTTGGAAGCTTGGAAAATGTATCGCATGCGCCGATCTTGGTTGGCTAAAACGTTTTGCCAGCCTATTTATGAAGAATGGTTTGTTGAGGCTGTAACCAAAGGTAGGATACACGCGCCTGGCATCTTTGATGACCCGGCTATTTTTGCTGCCTACACACGGGCTGAATGGCATGGTCCAAGTCAAGGTTTACTTGATCCAACCAAGGAAGTGGGCGCGGCTGTTACCCGGATTGAGAACAATTTAAGTACAGCCACAAAGGAAACGGTCGAGCTAAACGGCGGATCATGGGAACAAAACATTCAACAGCGTGCGTATGAGAAAGCACGACTCAAGGAACTGGGACTGACCGAAGGAGCTGCACCAGTTCCGGTTACGCCGCCAGAGCCGTCTGGTGAGGGTGACGAAGACAACGACGATGAGGAAGGGGGTGAAGAAGAAAATGCCTAAGAAACTCAAGCTTAACGGAACAGTCGTAAGTGACGGCGTTGCTTGGATTTACGATTATTTCGGGATTTCAAATATTAGTCCGGGTAAGGTTTCCGGCTTCCTGGACGAAGCGAACGGGGATGACGTAGAAATTACGATCAACTCCGGGGGTGGTGATGTTTATTCTGGTGCAGATATTTATACAACCCTCAAGGGATACCCTGGAAACTCCACTGTAAATATCATTTTTGCCGCTTCTGCTGCATCCGCGTTCGCCATGGGAGGCAAGAAGGTCCTTATGTCTCCAGCCGGACAGATGATGATTCACAATTCATCCACCGCAGCGTGGGGCGACCGTAACGAAATGAGCGGGACAGCAAACATGCTTAAATCGGTGGATGAATCCATTGCCAATGCTTATGTCAACAAAACAGGTATGAGCCGGGAAGAATTGCTCAGCCTGATGGACAAAGAAACCTGGATGGACGCAGTTAAGGCGAAGGAACTGGGTTTCGTTGATGAAATCATGTTTGCCGAGGAAGTTCCACAAATGTCCAACAGTGCCGCAGGCGGTCATTTGCTGCCGCAAGAAGTTATTGACAAGATGCGTAATGAAATTGAAGCGGGGTTCAAAAAAGGAAACGAGAACAAACAGCCCATTCCGCCGTCAAACAGCACGCTTCCGCCAGTGACAGAACTCTCAGCACCACAAACGATTGTAAATAAGGAGGAAACGAAAACCATGGATATGAAGGAATTGAAAGAGAAGCACCCTGCTCTGTTCGCTGAGATCACCAACACAGCGCAGACAGCAGAGCGTAGCCGCATTGCATCGCTCCAAGATTTGGCTACAGCGCCTGGCGCTGCTCCATTTATCGCAGACGCAATTGCCAACGGTGACACCGCTGGTGATGTGGCTATGAAAATCGTTCAAGCGTCTATCAGTCGTGTAAACCAAGAAGGGACCCAACGTCAGAAAGATTCGGACGACAGCGGTGTGAAAAATGTATCCCCAGAAGCGCCTGTAATCACTGTCAGTGCATCAAATGATGACGCTGAAAACGAACAAGCCGTAAACAACATGATTGAGTATGCAAAGCAGCTCCAAAACAAAAAGGGAGGTCGTAAATAATGCCAGCTTATGAAAGCCAGCCGTATGACAATCTGTACGCAGGTGGAGTCGAACCGAAAACGGTCATTGCAATTATCGTCAAAGCGGGGTCTGGAGTGGTTAAACGTGGTACTGTCTTGGGCAGAGAAAGCCAACTCGCTGAAACAGATCCGTACGCAGGAACACCCATCACTGTGCCAGTAGATTCGAGTAAGACGGGCGGTATTGAGAATCCATACTGCATCTTGGCAGACGAAGAGGTCGACGCTACAACCAAGGATGCTCGGGCCGTGGCTTACACATCTGGTGAGTTTAATCGTGATGCCCTCAAGTTCGGCGGCACTGATACAGTTGCAAAACACGAAGTCGCCATGCGCAACATCGGTCTTATCACAAAACGAGTAGTTAAATAGGGAGGATTAATACATTATGGCAAAAGATATTTACGCATTTCCGCAGTTATTCCGTGTAGTCGAATCATTTCCACAGGATTCTTATTACCTACTGGACACATATGCATCCGAAGGGGAAACGTTCGACTCCGATGAAATTGAAATCCAGACTAAAAAAGGTCACCGTCCGCTGGCTCCTTATGTCAATGAATTGATGCCAGGTAAGGTTGTACTGCGCACTGGATTTACAGCCAAACAGTACAAGCCTGCGCTAGTTAAACCTATGCGTGTCATCACTCGGAACGATCTTAAAGTAAGACGTGCTGGAGAGACTTTGTATAACCCGGATTCTCCGGATGTTCGGGCGCAGAAACTCCTGATCGAAGACACGGCTGAATTGTTAAGCACAATCGACCGCCGAAAGATTCAACAGTTGTCCGAAACCATGTTTACGGGCAAGACAACGCAAATCGGTGAAGGTGTGAATCAGGAATTGGATTGGGATTTTACCAACAAGGAAGTTCTTTCAGGAAAAGACTTCTCGGACCCAACTTTTGATGTTGTTGCTTATCTCACAGAGAAGAAAATGAAGGTCATGCGAAAAAGTGGCTTGACCATGCGTAGGGTGTTGACCACTTTTGAAGTTGGATCTGCAATTACTAGTCATCCTACTTTGCTTGCAATGATCAAAGCAGAAAAAGAAACCCTTGATGTCGGTAATTTGAACCAAGACATTCTGCCAGAGGGCGTTGTATATCATGGTTATTTGCGTCAGGCTGCTATTCATATCTGGTCCTACACCAATTCATACACCGACGAAGAAGGTAAAGAGCAGGATTACATTCCTGCTGGAACACTTGCGTTACTGCCAGACGGAAAACCGTTTGAGTTTAACTATGGAGCTAACTTGATCATGGGGGATGACGGTCAGTTCCAGTATGTCAAGGCAAAGGTAACGCCGCAATCATGGACTACTAAAGAACCTGCAGCTCGTTACTTGCAAATGTTGGCCCGTCCTATCGTCGTTCCGCAAAATGTGGACGGATGGTATGTAGCTAAGGTTCTTAACTAAAAAGGAGGAAAACAGAGATGGCACATATAGCAACGTGGAATATCCGTCACAACGATAAGAATTACAAAATTGGTGAAGAGGTCCCTGTTAGTATTGGCAAAGAGGCGATTCAACGACTGATTGATCTTGGAATGGTAGAGGATGACGAGAAGAATACCGCCAAGCCTGCGGAATAAGGGGTTAGGAGGCGCGTCATGAGCGATATTCAAACTGAATTGATAAAACCGTTCAGTTTTAAGGATCAGATCGAGCGGGATGTGAAGTCCGTTTTCTTGAATGAACGTGAGTTTGCCGACTGGCATGAAATCGCCTTTATGAGTCCGCCGAAAAACGGACTGCCTGCCACACCTGAACCGCCTGTCAAAATGTTGGTTATTGTTGATGATGATGAACTGAGAGATCGGAAAAGTAGCGCCTCGAATCCAACAGATGGCGTTTACGATGCCGATCTTTTGTTTTATGCCCAGCGTGCCGACTTCCTGCTGAACTTTGGCAGGTTACCTGTGCTGCAGAGCAAAATCAGATTCGACGAACGTACCTATACGGTCACAGATATCCAAGATGATGAAAATATGGTTACTATCACGTTGGGGCGTAAAGGCTCATGATTCGCGTCGATGTCAAAGAGCTTGCGGTGATGAAGAAGCGCTACGAGAAGGTCAAGGCTCAAGCTAAAGCGGCTGTGTCCCGAGCGATGAACCGTGTTGCATCTAATGCACGAACCAATGTAAAAAAAGAAATCGCAAAGGAATATGTGATCAAATCAGGCGATGTAAACAAAACATTGTCAACCACAAAGGCCAGCGCTTCATCTACTTCAAGCGTGGTGCGTTCGACCAGCCGGGGAACTGGACTGGATAAATATAAGTTCAATCCGAAACGAGCAACGGGAAAGCGGCCTAAAGTTTTGAAGGCGGCTGTTAAAAAAGGGGGAGCGGTAAAGGGGATCAAGGGCGCGTTTGTGGCAGACAAAAACGGAGTAAAGATTTTCGCCCGTGAAGGAAAAAAGAGGTTGCCTATTCGCCGCCTGTATGGTCCTCCAGCTCCAGAAATGTTCAATCAGCAAAAGGTGCGTACTCCTGTTGAGCAGAAAGCCCGAGAAACATTTGAAGAACGTATTATGCACGAACTGGATAGGGAGTTGAAACCATGACCCCATTTATGCTGAGAGACGCTTTGGTCAAAGAACTGGAGCGTCTTTTTGCTGACTCCACATATCTGAATGCACGTGGCGAGCTGTCCAAACTAAACATTTATGCGCAAAACCTGCCTGCAAAAAGCCAAGAAGACGATGATGATCATTACCCGTTCATCCTTGTTCGTGTAGGTGATGTTGTCGATGTTTCGGACACTGAGAATTCAACGTGCGCCATTATGTTGAGCGTTGGAATCATTGATGAAGGGCTGGACATGCGCGGTGAAGATACTGTCCTTAATATCACACAGCGTATCAGGCAACATTTTCTGACCAATCGAACGTTGGACAGGCAATTTATTTTGGAACCCCAATTGACGTGTTCCTTATTCGAGGAAGAGGATATGTATCCTTACTTTTTCGGATATGTGGACATGAGTTGGATCATTCCCGCAATAAGAGAGGGTGTTGGAATTGAGTACTGAAAAACTAGAAACTCAAGACGTTAAACAGGTGGAAAAGCCGCCTGTAAAAGATAAGAAAGACGTTTCGCCTGTAACGCCTACCCAGCCATCCCAAGCAGCCGAACGGGAGCAACTTATTTACATTGGTCCTAATCTGCCAGGTGGGCGACTAGCAAAGTATTTTATTTCACTGGGCGGGTTCCCAGCATATCTGAACGATATTTCAGATAAAGTCCCTGCAATCACTGAACTGTTCGTCCCGGTTGCTGATCTGTCAGCCGCTAAAGTGGCGATGGACCAGCCGGGAACTACTCATAACATCGCTTATGCCGCTGTGGTTGAAGCGATTCAAAAAGGAGGAATTTAAGTGGCTGAACGTCATGGTGTATTTATCACTGAGCAGCCCGCATCTGTCATTACTCCAGTGCGGCTCAACGTCACATTACCCGTTGTATTCGGTACAGCTCCGATCAACCTTAGTACGCTTGATGCTGCACCAGTAAATAAGCCGATTCTGTGCGAATCGTGGGCTGACGCGGTTGCTGCGTTCGGATATTCGGACGACTGGGATGATTTTACCCTTTCTGAATTCATGCATTTCCATTTTAAAATTTCGAAACAATCGCCAGTCGTTTTTATTAACGTTCTGGACCCTGTGAAGCATGCAACCTCAGTCACGGCGGCTTCTTACACGTTGGTTAATGGCACGCTTACGGTTGCGGTGCAGGGGATCATTAAAACTTCTGTGCTGGTCACATCTGATGATGGGGCGACCACATATATACTAGGCACCGATTACGCTCTTTCCTTTAACGATGCTGGTCATTTGGTGGTATCTCGTATCGCTTCCGGCGCGTTGGCATCTGGTGCAAAGGTCAAAGTTGGTTACAGCAAACTGGACCAAAGCAAAGTTACATCTGCGGATATTATCGGCGGTATGGATGTTGACACAGGTATTGCTACGGGGCTGGAGTTGCTGGATCAAATTTTCCCGCTGTTCCGAATTGTTCCCGGTCTAATTGCTGCACCGGGGTTTTCACATAATCCTGTGGTCGGTGCGATTATGGTTGCAAAAGCAAATTCCTTGAATGGTGGTCATTTCAAAGCAACTGCGCTGACTGACATGCCATCCAACGTTGTATATACCGAGATTGCAAAGTGGAAGAAGGACAATGCCTATACGGACCCACAACAGATTAACACCTATCCGCTAGCTACCAAGGACGGTTTGAAATATCACATGTCTACAGTTGTAGCTGCAGCAACCGTTAAATCTGACGTTGATAATGGCGGTATCCCTTCGACTTCTCCGTCGAATACAAACGCGAATATTGACGGTACCGCTTTGACAGATCGTGATTTTTTACTTGGTCCACAGCAAGCACAGTATCTTAATGCGCAAGGGATCGTAACAGCACTCAATTTTGTCGAAGGGTTTGTAGTGTGGGGTAACCGGACAGGAGTTTACCCAGATGCTAAAGACCCACAAAGCAGCTTTATCCCGGTGCGTCGGATGTTCAATTGGATTGGTAATACGTTGACTTTAACCTACTGGAAGTACCTTGATGATCCAACCAATAAAAAGATGATCGAGGCTATTACTGATTCAGTCAATGTCTGGATCAATGGTCTGGTGGCTGCCGGCTACTTGTTGGGTGGACGCGTCGAATTTAACGCTTCGGAAAACCCAATAGAAAATCTGATTGATGGCAAAATGAAATTTCATGTGTACATCACGCCGCCGTCTCCGGGTCAGGATATTGATTTTGTACTGGAATACGATGCTTCTTACTTTGCATCGTTATTCGCAGCTTAAAGGAGGTTTGAACATTGGCTAAAGAGCAGATCAGTCAACGGACGATACAATATGAGGCTTACCGTAATGGTTCGGAGTATTTGGGGACTACAACCGTAGACCTTCCCGAAATCACATTACTAGCTGAGGACGTGACGGGCGGGGGTATTAACGGTACTGTCAATACTCCGACTATGGCCCAATTTGATGCCATGTCCACTACGCTTAATTTCCGAACACATGAAGAAAGTTATTATTCCCTTTTTGCTCAAGAGATCCACGCCATAGATTTACGGGCAGCTATCCAGGTGCAGAACCGTTTAACCGGGCAGTTGGATGTTGTACCGTACAAGGTATCATTTCGCGGTAATCCCAAAACAATGTCTTTGGGCAGCTTGGAACCAGGAGCGACGTCCGACAATTCTGTGGAATTTGAAGTGACCTATATCAAGATCACGCTTAATGGAGCGGTCAAGGTGGAAATTGATAAATACAACTCTGTTTGTGTTATCAATGGTGTCGATTACTACGCAAAAATCCGTCAGGCGCTTGGAAATTAATCATTTCCGGGCGTTGACCCGGATTTAAATATGGAGGGTTTTAACATGACAACTAATATTACAAAAGAAGCAGGATTGAAACCAGTGGAGAAGGTAGAAGATACTTCACAATATACGCTTAAATTCGATAAACCTTGGGACTTTGAAGGCGAAAAATATACGGAATTGAAATTTGATTTTAACAAAATCAATGGTCGTAAGTTGATTGCACTTACTAAAAGACTGGACCTTAATGATATGAAAACCCCCGTCAAGGCAATTAGTATGGAATTGCAGGCTGCTGTATGTGCTGAGGCTGCAGGTGTTCCGATGGAGTTGATTCTCGAACTTCCGGCCAACTATTTTTCTAAAGTGACTGTTATGGCTCAGAATTTTTTGCTGCTATAGATGCAAGTGAAGATGTTGCATCTGATATCCGGGAAATTGTACTGACTTTATCAATAGAAACCAGAAACAGCATCGATTTTTGGCTGGATCAACCGATAAGCGACCTGTCTAAATGGCAGGACGCTTTTTCTGCTTATGCAATAAAAAAAGAAAAGGCACTAGAGGAAGCTGAAAAGGCCCGAAAGAAAGGGCGGTGATATAGTGGGACGCGAATATGATGTGGCGATGAAGCTTGCGGCGAACCTTGACCAAAGCTTTTTTGGTGCGTTCGATAAGGCCATTCAAAAAGTGAATGGTCTTGAGAACAGCTTTAAAGAACTTAAAAATATCCAGATGCCTACTGGAGCGATTACCAATTTGCAGCAAGAAGTTGGGCAGTTAAATACTAAGCTGCAAAGCGTTAATGCCAACCGGGTTGGGGAAAACGTCTTTAAGCCCCTAAAGGACGACATTAGGGACGTGAAGACAGAGCTTACACGGCTCCAGTCCATGCGTTTGTCGGGAGATATAACCCGTGCGCTGGAGGTTAATGTTCAGGGGCTTGAACACAAGCTTAAAGCCCTTGGGCATTTGAGGATCGGCGCGAAAGTATTCGAACCGATGATGGCAGACGCAAGAGCAGTTGAGGCGCAAATACGTGTCATTCAGTCCATGCGCATCACGGGTGATATCGTCAAAGATATCCGTGAAGATTTGAAGAAGCTGGAAAGTGAATTTAAAGATATCAAGCGAATAAACGGCCCCAAAGACGTTTTCCAGAACATGATTAGCGAATTGAAAATTGTTATTCCAGATCTGCGAGAGATGAAGAAGCTTCTTGCAGACATAGCCCGCATTCGCATGCCTTCAAACCAATTCGGAAACGACATTGAAGCGTATGTAAGGCAGATTAAAGAATTAGAGAAGCGAATGAGAGATATCCAACGCATTAACGGTCCTTCGGGCGGTGGTGGCGGTGGATCTGGCGGAGATGATTCAGGGGGCGGCGGTACATTACTTGCCGCTGGTGGAGCTGGGATGATGGCGGGAGCTGCCGTGGCTGCGGGCGGCTTTTTTGCGTTTAAATATGCGGACGAATACCAGAAGGCCATGCTTCAAATCCAAGCCAGTACAGGGCAGACAGAAGCGCAGATGAAGGGCATGAAAGACATTGCCAAGAATCTGTACAATCAGAAGCTAGGTGAGGATTGGAACGATCTAGCGCTTGTCGTCGGTAAGGCGAAAAACGTCTTGAAGCAAACCGGGCCTGAACTAGAAAAATCAGCACGAGGCGCGATTGTCCTTCGAGACACCTTCGAAAATCTGGATGTTGATGAGTCTATTAAGACCGTCGATACCATGATGAAAAACTTTGGTATCACATCGGAGCAGGCTTACAATTTGCTTGCACAGGGCGCACAGAAGGGGCTGGACAAGTCCGGCGAATTGTTGGACAGCGCCAATGAATATTCGGCCTACTTTGCAAAATTAGGATTCAGCGCAGAAGGTATGTTCGATATTTTTTCTGCAGGTCTGGATGCCGGGGCCTTTAACCTTTTTATTAGGGCTTTATGGCGGCGACGCCATACCGAAACCTCTCTAATTCATGGGAAACCCTAACGTTGAGACGAGGGAAATCATGAGCGAAGTCCGTGATATACGGGAACGTGCAACGACTATCGGTGAGAAACCGAGTACACGCAAGCGCGTGGAAATGGGAGGGGACTCTTAGGAGTTCTTGATATAGTCTGATCTGCATGGAAACATGCAGCTGCCTTTAGTGGCGGGTAAGGCGTAGCGAGCCTTGCTGAACAGTATGTGATAAAGTCGGTGACGGTATTAAGGAATTTGGTATCCGTACAAAAGACGGATCTAAATCATCATTAGAGGCATACAAATCCATCGGGCTCGGCGGTAAAGAAATGACAGCAGCATTCGCCAAAGGCGGTAAGACCGCACAGGAAGCATTCCTGAAAACCGTGAAGGCTATCGAAGCAGTGAAGGACCCGGTTTTGAAGAATGCTGTTTCTGTGCAGTTGTTTGGTACCCAAGCCGAAGATTTGGAAGCTCGCGTAATCAAGTCTTATGGCAATGTTAAAAAGCAGTTTGACAAGACCAAGAACAGCATTGACGAGATGGCAAAAATAAAATATAGCAGCATGGGCGATGCGTTTAAGGGGATCGGACGGCAGCTGCTTACAAGCATAATTATTCCTGTCTCTAACCTACTGTTGCCAGCCTTCAATAAGTTCAGTAACTGGTTTAATCAAACAGGGCCGATGATAAGTAAATTCTTTTCTGAGGTTGGGACTGGGTTAAGCCGAGTCGGTAAAATCATCAAAAAAAGTGGTCAGCTACTTGAAAACACCTGGAACAACACTGGTTATTACACCGCTGCGGTTGGGATAACCAATATCGGTAAGGAAATAGGACTGAGTGAGGAGAATGCCTACAAGCTATCCGGTGCTATTACTGATATAACTGATCGACTGTCTGGATTAAAGCCCTATGTTGATATTCTTAAAGGATTAGGCGATGTAGCTTACAACGTCACAATTGGCACTGGTGATATATCAGGAGTACAACAAATCAATAAAGGTTTGCAGTCCATTGGATTCAGCCCGGATCAGGCTATTCAAATATCGAATAGTGCAGTTGATATATTCGATAATATACGAGGCAAGGCGGAAGTATTTGTTGCAAGTCTCAAGCCGATCATGGGCGATATTAAAGGATATTTTAAAGAGGCCTTCACATTTGGGACTGATTTGGATTTTAGAGAGATTGTAGACAGTGTGAGTGATCTTCGCAAATCTATCACGCCTGTAATAGAATCTATTGCCTCTGGGATCGGCCCAGCATTGCATCCTGTCACTTCTCTGCTTGTTCCACTTATGAAGGTTGGAAAGCAAGCGTTCAATGCGATAATCCCTTTGGTTATGAAACTATCATCTTCTATTTCTTCCAAGCTTGGACCTGTGTTTACGTCAGTTTTTGGATATTTGACGAAAACTTTGTTGCCTCAGGTCAGTTCTGTACTGGCTGCATGGTTGCCTAAGATCGGAGCGCTGTTTAGCAAGGTCGGTGGGCTGATTATGGCAATATACAACACAGGTATTGCGCCTGTAATTGATAGTTTGGTCGGTATATTCAAATGGGCATGGCCTGTTATCACTGCGGCTGTGACAGGTGCAATTAATATACTCAAGCCTGTTATCGGCGGAATTATTGATGTACTGGGCGGTGTAATTGACTTTTTGACAGGGGTTTTCACAGGGAATTGGGATCTGGCATGGCAGGGTATAAAAGAGGTCGCTGTCGGTATATGGGATAGTATCACAGGTGCTGTGAAAGCGGCATTTAACAATGTCATCGCAATTATCAATTCAGCCATCCAGAAAGTAAACAGCTTTAGTTTCACTATGCCCGATTTACTCGGAGGCGAGACAATAGGAAGTTTAGGAATACCTGAAATTCCAATGCTTGCAGACGGAGATATTACCAACCGTCCGTCGATCATGGGTGAGGCGGGCTGGGAAGCCGCCATTCCTATTAACAATAAGCCTAGATCCATGAATCTACTGGAAAAAACAAATAGACTTATGGGCTACAATCCAAGCAGTGGCGGCGATAACTTGAACCTTAACTTTAATATTGTAATCCAAGGAAATGCGGACGAAGAAGTAATGACGCAGGCAGTTAAGGCGGCAGAACCTTCTTTCCGTCAGCAGTATAAGCAAATGCAACGGCAAGATGCGAGGACAAGCCTATGACGAAATATACAACGATCCAGGGCGATACCTGGGATATGATTGCATATAAAGCGTTCGGTGATGAAGCGTTGATGATCCAGATCATGAATTTGAATCTGGACTACATCGACGTTTCTGTTTTTTCTGCTGGGACTGTTTTGCAGATGCCGGACGTTACTGAGGTTGAAGAAACCGCGTCTGATCTGCCTCCGTGGAAGGTGTGAGCATGGACGATATCATTAACGCAAGACGTGCCCAGGTTGTTGTTAACTACAACGGCAAGGACATCACCAAAGAGTTGTCTGATTACTTATTGGATTTTACTTATACCGATGCGGAGCCGGGCACGTTGGACGATTTGCAAATTAACCTTGAGGATAAGGCGCGTAAATGGTCTGGTCCTTGGTCGCCAAGTGCTGGAGACAGGATAGTTGCCTATATAAAGACAATCGGGTGGGATAAGCCGGGAGAGATCAAGCGACTAAATTGCGGAAGCTTCGAGGTGGACTCGATTGACTTTGCCGGGCCGCCTGATACGGTCAGCATCAAAGCGGTGTCCTTGCCAGTTTCAACAAATGTACGGCAGGAGAAGAAAACGAAGGCTTGGGAGTCTGTGACGCTCAAGTCTATTGCTGCTGAAATCGCCAAGCGTGCGGGTTTCTCACTGATGTATGAGGCTCACGGGAACCCGAAATACGACCGCCAGGATCAGACCGATGTGTCTGACCTGGCTTTTTTAAATGACCTGTGCAAACAGGAGGGGATTGCGCTAAAAGTGACCGGGAAAAAGCTGGTGCTGTTTGATGAATACATTTATGAGCAAAAAGAGCCAGCGCTGACCATAGAACGCGGCGTGTCGGACATTATCAGTTACGGGTTCACGTTCTCTACTCAGGATGTAGCCTATGCAGCTTGCGAGGTCAGCTATCAGCCAGCAGCAGCCAAAAAGAAAACGTCTAAGAAAAAAGACGAGAAGAAGGACGAAAAAAAGGACGATAAGGATAAGACCAAGGCTGCTGCAACCGCCACTGATTCCAAGGAAACTGATAAGGAATCGAAGACCAAAAAGAAGAAAGAAAAGGCGGCGCAGCCAAAGCCGATTAAGGTGATTTATCGTCCGCCTGGTGCTCCAAAAGACGGTCCAATCTTAAAGGTATCCCAAAGTGTAGGGTCACAGGCGGAAGCCCTGAACGCGGCGCGAAAGAGCTTGCGCGAGAAGAATAAAGAGGCTGGTAAAGCTACTTTGTCTCTTATGGGCCATGTCGGCCTTGCAGCCGGGATGACCATCACTATAAAAGGATTTGGGAGATTTGATGGTAAGTATATTATCGTTTCTGCCACTCATGCGGTCGGTGGCTCAGGGTATACGACCAATTTAGAAATAAGGAAAGTGTTGGGGTGGTGACATGGCGACAGAAGAATTAGTAAGGATCGGCGTTGTTTCCAGCGTAGATACGGACACAGGAATGGTCCGGGTAGTCTTCCCAGACATGTCCGACATGGTTTCCCCGGAACTGCCGCTTCTAACAACCGGGACTGGTTGGGGGCTATCAAACGCGATGCCTGAGCCGGGCGACAATGTGCTGTGTGTCTTTCGTGGTGGCGGGCGGACAGATGGTTTCTGTCTTGGTGCGCTATATGATGGCAGCTATGATATGCCCGCCGATCAGTCCCAGCGTGGTATCTACTTCGAGGATGGCAGCTACGTGTATTTTGATAAAAATACAGGCTCCATAGAGGTCAATTCGGTCGGAGCTGTGAACGTACAAGCGAAGGCCGTAAGTATACAAGCGGATTCCGTGCAAATTACAGCCCAAACCGTAGAGATTAAGGCAAGCAGCGTAAATATAAATGCTCCAGCGGTCCGGTTCGGTGGTAATGTAACGGTCGTCGGATCGGTAAAGGAACTAAATGAACCGATTGAAGGTGAATAATTATGGCAGCTAAAATAGGGAGCTACGGCAATATTGCTTTTGTTGTTACGCCGGAGGTCATACGTACATTCCGGGAACTTACCCGTTCCTCCGCCAGCCGTTGGGCGGATCATGAAATCATGTTGAAAAAGCCCAAAAGCCAGTTCTTAGGACCGGGGTTGGATACCGTGACATTTACAATGTACTTTGCGGCATGGCACGGCACGAACCCGCGCAAAGAAATGGAAAAGCTTGTGGAATGGGACCGGAAGGGCAAAGCCGGAGCACTGACAATTGGCGGTAAAAAGTTGGGCGTTGGTCTTTGGGTTATAACAGGGCTTGAGCAGGCTTGGAGTTACGTGGACAACCGGGGGAACCTGTTAGCTGGGACCATTAACATTACGCTAAAGGAGTACGTTAAATGAGCCAGTACAATCTTACTCTAACGGGTACACGACCAATTGACTTTGCCCCGGATTCACGCGAAATTGAATTGCGACAGAACCTGTTTACTCTGCTTACGTCTTGGCGTGGATCGGTTGTTTTAAATCGGCAATTTGGATTTGATCCAGCAGCATTGGACGAGCCGACAGAAGTATCCAAAGCACTTATCACATCGCAAATCTATGAGCTGGTGGGGGAATATGAACCAAGGATTTTAATTCAGGAGATACAGTTTGTTAATCCGCAGGACGATCCTGACAACGGGCGGTTAATTCCGGTCATTTACTTCGAGGAACAGGAGGTGAACGCAGATGACTACACTGGCTGAGTTGCCGGACATTGATTTTGTCCAAGCGGATGTTAAGGCAATGCAGGATTCGCTTATTACGCTGTACGAATCAATTGCAAAACGACAGCTTGCTCCAGCCGATCCGCTTCGCACTTTCATAAATGCGATATCGTACAAGATGTTAATGCAAGAAGTTAAGCTAAATCAGGTAGCCAAAGGGCAACTACTCCGTTATGCACGCGGCGCTGTACTGGATCATTTGGGAGCCTTCGTGGAAACACCGCGTTTGGGTGCCGATTATGCCATTACCCTAATCCAGTTCACGTTGTCCACTCCACTGACAAATGTCCAAATTATCCCCGCAGGGACCCGTATAGGTCCGACTGAGGGGGACGGGACCATATATTTTTCTACCAAGGAGGCCGTTTCGGTGCCGATCGGTGATGTTGTGGTCACGGCTGCAGCCGAATGTAATGTGTCTGGCACAGAAGGTAATGGATACATTGCAGGCCAGCTCACGACACTGATTGACCCACTCCCTTATGTAGCATTTGTAACCAATCTGACCGAAACATCGGGCGGAGCTGCCGTGGAGGACAATGACCCATACCGCGAGCGGATTCACATTGCCCCGGAATCGTTTAGTGTAGCGGGTCCAGATGGTGCGTATGAATATTGGGCCAAAACTGCCAGTGCATCAATAGCAGACGTACATGTGGATTCTCCGAGTCCTATGCAGGTGGTGGTTACCGTGTTGCTTGCTGGTGGGGTCATCCCCACACAAACCGTTCTTGACGAAGTGTTCGCGGTGTTGGACGACAGAAAGCGGCGACCTCTAACGGACAAGGTTACTGTTCAAGCTCCTACAGAGGTCGGTTACGATGTTGATTTGACCTACTATATCCGTAAATCAAGGGCGACAGACGTAACGAGTATTCAAAAAGGCGTAGAGGCTGCTTTATCCGAGTACAAGCTATGGCAAAAGTCAAAATTGGGCCGAGACATAAACCCATCTCAGCTAACACATATGCTCGTGGCTGCCGGAGCTTCAAGGCTTGACATTCGGGCACCTGCTTTCTTGGGGTTGGGTTCAAATCAAGTAGCCAAGGAAGGCACGGTTACAATGACTTTCGGAGGGTTGGTCGATGATTAAACTGTCTGAATTAAGCCTGTTGGACGTGCTACCTGATAACTTACGAACCGATAAGCAGGTGTGTGATGCAGCGATGGCGCTTGATGTAAAGATGGACGAGCTGACGGCGAAGATCCAGAAAGTCAATCTGTTTGGACGAACGGATTGGACGGACGAAGAAACGGACGAATTGGCTTGGCAGTTCCATGTAGACTACTACGACCCTACATTGCCGCTTGAGCAGCGTAGGGAGCTTGTTCGACAGTCTATCCCCCTCCATCGACGCAAAGGCACACCGAGCGCTGTGGAGGATCTAGTGACCACTATATTCGGCTATGGCAAGGTGGAGGAATGGTGGGAGTACGGCGATGATCCTGGCTATTTTCAGGTTGTTGTCTCCAACCCAAAGGCCACGGAAGAACAGGCGCAGCAGTTTATCGAGGTTGTCGAGTCTGTGAAGCGGAAAAGCGCCCACCTGCGCCGCGTTGTTGTCTTGGATTCGGCAAAGGGCACACATTACTATGGTGTAGGTACACAGCAAGTGGACCTCATCAATTTAAGGCAGGTGAATTAAATTGGCGTTTGATGGTATCCAAATTACTAATCGTGGTCGAAATCTGCTGGCAAAAGCAGAAGCTGGACAGACCAAAATAACATATACAAAATTTTCAGCAGGGGACGGGAAGTTAGCTGGGCAAATGCCGATTGCATTAAAGGCTCTTATCAATGAGAAAATATCCTTCCCAGTCAGTCGGTTGAAGATACAGAACGAAAATGTGGTTGTCCCAGGTTTCGAGTTTAGCAATCAGGGCGTTGCCTCTGGCTTCTTTTTCCGCGAAGTCGGTCTATGGGCGACTGACCCAGACTTAGGAGAGATCCTTTACGCTTATGCCAACGCGGGTGAGGGAGCTGAGTATATTGATGCTCAGAACACATCTGCTGTATTAAAGAAGCTATTTAATTTTGAACTGACTGTAAGCAATACAGCCCAAGTAACAGTAGTTGTGGACGACACAATTATTTATGCCACTCCGCAAGATGTGGCGGACGTCTTGAAGAAATCAAAGGAGTACACGGACAACGCAATTTCAAACGTAAAAGTACCTGACGCCAGTACGACCGTGAAAGGTATTGTGCAGTTAACCAACTCCACAAACAGCACATCCGAAGTATTGGCACCGACCGCCAAGGCGTTGAAAACTACTTATGAATTGGCTAACAGTGCTTATAGACATAGAGGAAACGCGCCAAACGACTGGAACACCGCAATATTATCTGGTAACTATGCCGTGGCGGTTGCTAATTGGACGGGATATTCTAATTACCCCGCTGGATCGTACACTTACGGAAAGCTTGTTGTTCACGGGGACTATGGTTTGCGTGTTCAAATTTACTATACACACGACAACCCCGGACGTGTATACACTCGCGTATCATTTAACGATACGGATTGGAGGGCGTGGACGGAGGAAATCACGAGCAACACGGCTTCAAACTGGCAAAAATACAAACTGACTACCGATGTCGGTTCAAACAATCTTATTATCGGAGCGGACCTAAATAACATCACCAGAAACGGTTTTTACGCAGGAGAAAATCTCAGTAATTGCCCATTGGGTACGTCTGCGGGTATTTGGGCATATGTCGAGGTTATGACTTTGGATGCTAATAGCGGCTATGTAATTCAGAAACTCTATAACTTGCATGGTGAAGCTACTATGTATATGCGTACATGCAGGTCTGGTACTTGGGGGCCTTGGTCACAAGACCTTTTTACATCTGTCGTTAATGGTAAAGGCGCTGTTGCTGGCGCAATTAACGGCAAAGGCGGTAGTGCGAATGCAAGCAACTCATTCGCTGAATTGGCGGCGGCAATAACGAGTCTTCCAGTCAAGCGATGGGCAACAGGCACATTGAACGGGCAAAGCGCACAGGCCACAAGCACAGTTAATGGGGTCGATATGAGAATAACTGTGACTGGGTTACCATTCACCGTTACTCGCTTATTTGTACGGGTCATATTAGCGGAAACCGATGGTACGCGACACATCGACGCTGTTCTAATGACCTCATCAACCTTTAACGACAATAAAGGCGCTAAAGGATGGAGAAATAATTATGTGAACATTGGATACATCGAGCCACCTATACAGGGTTTCAATGTGTTGCTGTCCAGTAGCAGAATAGACGCGTACGCTGGCGGTTCTCCAATCGCCAAAATATCCGCCTATGAATGGTGGGCGTACGAATAAGAGAGGGTGTTTAAATTGAAAATAGGTCCAAAAGTGTATTGGAGAAAAACAACTGGCGAGATTATTTATATTACTTCACAAATAGAATCCCCTTGGGCAGTTGAGACAACCAAAGAGGAAGACGTGAATTTTTATCCGCAACTAAAGGGTTATGACCAGGATCAGTTGGAAGTGTTGAAGCTGGAGTTTGATAAATATACCCAAGACTTTCAGCGAGCTACAGGCTATTGGATCAATCCTGAAACTGGATTGATAGAGTTTGCATATCCGTCTGGTGGAGGCGGAACAGATCCTGTCTATCAAACCCCTCTGACTGATCAAGTAAGCGAACTCAAGACGCGCCAGGACAGCACAGAGGCCGCTATGCTTGCTCTTATGGATGTTACAACTAAATCATAAGATTAACGGAGGGAGGTGAAGCCTTGTGTATGGTTTCCTGCTGAACATGTGGACTATGAAAAAGGTCGATGAACAACGCCTAATTTCATACACTCCAAAATTTATTAGTGAGGAAGAACAAAAGGCGATATTAGCAACACCGCAAAATGTCTAACCAGCGTATCCAATGGGATGCGCTATTTTTATGCCCTCGGAGTGGTCGGGGGCTTATTTATTTGAGAGGGCGGGGGAAGTCATGGACGACAGATTAACACACATTTTTAAGGGAGCGGCGGCGGGGTTTGGAGCGATAGCCGGCTACCTGCTTGGAGAGTGGAGTGTCATGATACATTTGCTTTTTATTTTAGTGATTGCGGACTGGTTGACCGGATGGATAGCCGCATGGATTCGCGGGGAGTTACGCAGCAGGATCGGTTATCACGGCATAGCACGCAAGGTAGTTATTTTCTTGATTGTGGTGGTGGCCCATTTTATTGATGTAGCGTTGGGCAACCTAAACTATTTTCAAAACGCAGTTATCTTCTTTTACCTAGCCAACGAACTACTATCCATTATTGAAAATGTAGGTCGCATGGGTGTACCGATGCCGGATGTACTCAGGAATGCGGTCAAGATTTTTGAGTCTCGGTCACAGGCTCCTAAAAATCCAAATATGCCAGAACCAGAAAATAAAGAGCAGGGGCAAAAACCTGCTGTATAGGGGGAATTATTTTGCAAGCACGAAAAAAAGGAAATGCACAAGGGATTGACGGGTCCCATCATCAAGGCAATATTGATTTTAAAAAGGTTGCTGCAGATGGGATCAGCTTTGTATTTATCAAGGCTACACAGGGACAGTCGTTTCGGTCCAAGACGTTTCTAACATTTGTAAAGGCTGCGAAGGCCGCTGGCTTGATGATCGGAGCGTATCACTACATTGACGATTCTGCCACGACACCGGATGAAGCCCGTAAGGAAGCGGTGAACTTTGTCAGTGCGATTAAGGACGCAGGAGGCGCGTCCACATTTGACCTGCCGCCTGTTATGGATTATGAGTCCAATAAGTCCAACCTTAGCAAAGCGGCTGTTACAGCGGTCGCTAAAGCGTTTCTGGAGGAAGTGGAGCGGCTCACTGGAGTACGCCCAATTGTCTATACGTACCCATCGTTTATCGGCAATTTTTCCGGTCTGTCCGGTTATCCGCTATGGATTGCGCGGTACCATGCCACAAAGGCTCCAGTGGATGCGTCCGGTTGGTCACGTTGGGATTTTTGGCAATACTCTGACGGTCAGTATGGTGGAACTCTGCCGAACGGAACGCGCAAGGTGTCTGGCATCGCCGGGCCAGTAGACCTTAACGAATACAACGGCACAGTGGACGAGCTGCGAGCACGCTTCACTAATCGTCCTGCTGCGCCAGATAAAGCGGGAACAGTTGGGTCAGGCACGTTTGTTGCTAACGGCAAGGAAGTCGGTAAGGTGCTGCTGTTTGGTGGCAAGAGCTATGTGCCTTTGAAGGTTTTGGCGAATGCCCTGGGCCTATCGTATCACTGGGATAATGCCCATAAGGAAGCCTATCTAAACGGGGCCAAGCTGCAAATGGTCCAACTTGTAGTTGGTACGGCTTATGTACAACTCAAACCTATTGCAGAGGCTTACGGCGCTGTAGTGTTCTGGGATCCTAGATCAAAAATCGCAACACTAACAAAAGGGGATAAAAAACATGATTGAACAATATATAACAACAATTGCACTGTCCATTATCAGCTTGGTTACGATCGGTGCTCTGACTCTTGGTATGGCAGTATACCGCAAGCTTAAGCCAGTATACGAGGCCCGTTTTTCCGTGGAGCAGCGTAACCGGATCGGACAGCTGGCCCAAGATGCTTATGCATGGGTAGAACGGAACTATGCAGGAGTTGGCACGGAAAAGTTTCACGAGGCTGTTAAATATTTGACGGTTAAGACAGGCCAGTTAGGTATTGTTATAAAGTCGGAGGAAGTAGAGGCAGCAGTGCAAAAAGCTTGGGAAGAGTTTAATACCTTAAAAGATAAGTAATGATATGAATATTCTATTTTATTTATCTATAGTACGTATGCAAAAGATTTCTTTATAGAATTAAACATTTATTGAATTATAGTATATTTGTTCCATAAAAAACTAGTAGGAGGTAGTCTAATGAATTCATTTGCAAAACTATCACTGGCATCACTATTAGTCTTAGGTTTAGGAGTAGCCTCTTTCCCTTTAAGCACATCTGCTGATTCTGCAAAAGAAGACGTCCAAAAAAAAGTAGAAATAAGCACAATGCCTGACATTATGGGATTTAATGTTTCAATCGGTTCTTATATAGTAACTGATTCATCTATCAGCACAACCGGAGGGGATATAAGTCTCACGGTGTATCAGTACTTAACTGGCACAAATACACCTGCCAATACTAATTATCAATTAGTACACGTTGGAGGAACAACTACCTTTCCTCAAATAATTACAATCACAGGTGAATTCAATAACGTTACCGGACCTACAACAAGGGTCTTTAAAAATGTTCCAGCAGGCACATGGAAATTAAGAATTGGTAATACGGGGGATAATGGCTTATTAAATGCTCGTGGATATCTGAGTACTTATTAGTTTAAAGCATCGGTGATACCCTACTGGCTAAGCTGGTGGGGTTCTTTTACGTTATGGGAGGTGTTATTTTGGCCTTTGATTTAATACCATTTATACTTAACATGATACTTATCCTCATTTCTTTTGCTGGTGGTGTTCTATTGTTAGGAACATTGTACAGGGGATATACACTGCTGGGCCTACTTATTGCCGAGAAAAAGAATAAGAACAATATCTAGAAAACCAGAATCTCTGCTGACAGTAAGGTCAGCGGAGATTATTTTGTTTTGAAGGAATTACCACAGAATCCACCGAATAGCTATTTGAGGTGATCAGCATGAACCATACATATAAAGTGTTAAAGTCGATATCGAACTGTTTGCAGCTGCATTAAGCCAGGTAAGAGTATATGTAGTTCAGGCATGAGTGGTGGAGTTATTTTCTCGAAAATTGCTCTAACCAGGACTAAGTGGAACGGCATAGAAAGAGTTGCACCTTAAAATTAATAAGACCGAAGATATACTAAGCAATTTATCAATATAAAAATCCTTCCATTGCTTTGGAAGGATTTTAGGATCTTTCTTTATTTTACTCTGTCATATAATTAATTTTGAATTCACCTAACTTCGTCTCAATCGTTCGTGTAAGGATTTTTATCTTAGCCCAGACTTCACCTTCAGATCTTGTAAGACATATTTCTGTATTATCAAGATATACTTTACATCCTAATAATTCAAATAGTTCTGTACCATCTAATTCATTTGTACATTGATTTGGGACATTCAAACACTTTTCAAATTTTACCTCATCCGCATACAAAATAACAATACATACCCTTCCTTCTTGTTCATCAGGAGCTACTCTAACATCAAACTTTGACCAGTCCGGCCATCGTCCGTATTTCCTGTCTCGTTCTAAAATTTGGTCCAAATCGTCTGCCATTTTGTTGCCTCCTGTTGGATGTCATTCATTAGGAATAACTAATTTTTTTCCTATAATTAGACTCCCCAGGTGTTTATAAAAATATTCTAATTTGCGTTTTAATGATTTAGATGCATCACTGTTCCAATTGTCCGTTTTCATTCCCGAAAGCACCAGCCAGCATCTACGCTGATAATTTTCTCGGGGAGAAATCTTTATAAATCAGTTTACACAAAAGGATTGACAGACCCCACATTTTAATGACTCGCTTCTCCATGGAATACTCGGACAAGATTAAACAAAGCTCCGGCAATGTAGAGCTAAAAGAATAAGGAGCGTCTTTATTAGCATCGGCTTCAGAAATGAAGTAGAGTGCGACTGTTCGAAAAATGATTCAACCATCTGATGAAGAGATATTGTTTTGGTGTTCATTACACATTCCTTTGGGACATATTTTGACCATATTTATATCAGACCACATCCGAATTAACCGGAATTCAAAAAATTACTTCCTTATATGTAACGCGAAAATTAGAGCTTGTCTGATGCGTTATTTAAGAACAAAATAAAAAGCCCTCAGCATGAGGACTTGTGGTATAATCTGGATTGGACAACGAGTGGGGTCACGGCGCAGCCTTCTGTAAAGGAGGTGATTGACGCCATGACTGCACTTGGTGCGTTTTACATGATCCTGAAAGTAATTTCAACGATTCTAAGCATATGGTTTAGTTCACGGAAAGTTTACCGATGGATACGTAAAAGACGTAACAAGCGCAAAACCCACCGCTAAGGTTGACCGCCTACGGTGGGTTTTGCTGTCTTCACAGTAATATATGCGCGCCGTGAGGCACTTCGTTGTTCAGGGGGAGTGTAGCGACTCCCCTTATTTCTATTCTTATGTTACCACACTGAAACTATACAGGCAATGGGATTGCCTTTGTTGACTATATGAAATATAGAGCATGAGGAATGACCCTTCGTGCTCTTTTTTTGCCTTGAATAACGAACGTCTGTTTGCATATAATGTTTGTAGAGGAGTGATCAACATGTTGCCAGACATCGAGCGCAAGCTACTACGGATACTCTACAACTATTCAGCCGGAAGAAGACGGCTACCAACAATGAAGGAATTGGAGATAAAGACAGGAAGGCGTACAGAGGACATAAAGGCGGGGCTGTTGGCTCTTGAGAGGGATAATTATATTATATGGGAAAACAAACCTGATACGCGGCATATCCGCATTATCGAAGGATGGGATCGCGATCAGAAGATCGTTACGCCTCCAGGTGCGGCGAATAGATACTATACAGAATATTAAAACCCCGGATTGCTCCGGGGCTCTTTTTATTTATCGATATCAATTAGCTCTTTGTTGCCTGCTTCCCAGCCAATGCCGCTGTCTGCTTGGAGTTTGAAGTTTTTACTATCCTTCGGAACCTCGAACACTACATTCGCTGTTTTGGTCAATCCTGGGTTGATTTTTGCCAAGAACAGCATGTTTCCTGAATCGTTTACGTACAGATCCGCATCTGCCATTGGCTCGTACTCAAGCCCTGCAGTGTCTATCAATTTAAACATGCTTGTATCAAGCGTGCGGGCCTCTTTATCCAAGTTCTTTATAGACAAATTAATAACAATGTACTTGTCAGCGGTCTTCTTTTGCAGGAACTCATTTTCACCTATTGTTGTTTTAGAGCTGGCTTTGTTGGCCTGAACAGCAAGCTCACCTACCCTTACGGCCTCACCTATTTTAGCCATTTTGGGAGCTTCTTTTTTAGGTCCAGCTTTAGGTGCTGCCTTTTTCTCAGGTGTTGCTGCTGGTGCCGTGGTAGTTTTAGCAACTGCATCTGTGCTATTAGTTGAGGCTTGTTCCGTTTCGGTGCCTTTTGAATTCAATCCTCCGATAATAAACAGAACAACAATTACCCAGAACCACCACTTCTTATAAAATGGCTTTTTCAAAACGTTATCCCCCTAATTGATCAATAATTTTATAAAAATAGTATATATGACCTAGGTAAATATTTCTATATTTATTTACAAAACGGACCAATTCATTTAGAATTACAGGGCGTTGGAAACGGTGTTCTGATATGATTTGGTTCTAATTAGTAAGGTAAAACATTCTACATATTGGAGGAATCTAATTGAGGTTTTCTGAAAGGATAGGGAGAACATCTGCTAAGGTTGATATACAAATTGAATCAATGGACGACGATCTTAGAGTAGGTCTTTGGAATTGTTTTCAGGAATTTGCTCTTGGTAATTATAAAACTACTTTTGCTTCTCAAAGTTTATTGATGCCTCTATTCAGACAACTATGGAGAGACTTTTTCAAGTTGCCTATGGATACTATTCCAGACTTTTTTTCAGCCCTAGAAATATTTTTGAAGGATAAATTTTTTAAATTGGAATGGTTCTCGGTATATGATTTTATCGAATTTACTATTCAAGCATATTCATTGCCTAAAACCTTAGCTAAGCATTTAACTATATCATGCAATCATATTTTGGAAAGGGAGTTATCCGCCTACAGAATAGTTGGAACTGAAATTACACAAATCACAGATAAAAATGAAGTAAAAGAAATTGAGGAAGGATTGGCGAAATCAGCCATACTTCCTTTGAAATCAGTCAGTATTCATTTGACCACAGCCCTTTCCCTGCTCTCAGATAGAAAGTCTCCTGACTATAGGAATTCAATCAAGGAATCTATCTCAGCTGTCGAGTCCATTGCTCAAATCATATCAGGAGAGCACAAAGCTGAACTTGGAAAAGCATTGAAAATACTATCAGATAAAATTGGATTGCACGGTGGTTTAAAGGCTGGATTTTCTTCAATTTATGGTTACACAAGTGACGAGGGTGGTATTCGTCACGCAATGTCAGATGAAAAAGAAATATGCTTTGAAGATGCGAAATACATGCTCGTTGCTTGCTCTGCTTTTGTAAATTACTTGATCGTGAAGGCAGATAAGGCGGGGATCGTTTTGGGATAACAGAATCGTTATATGAAGCTAATTGGAAAAGTTTGCAGTCTATTTAACTTTGTGATATATTGTCTTCAATACGATTTATTAATTATCTCTGCTGACATTAGTCAAGCGGAGAACAGGTTACTTGAATGAGACGGTAGGATCTCTCTGTACTGAGTTATAGCCGTCAAAACGAGCGGTAGTATTTCTCTTAGGTGAGTCATGGCCGCTACAAGTGTGATGCATAGTTTTTTAAAAAAAACGAAAAAAACTCGTCGTCCTCTCTATTCCTTCAAAAAGGAAAGAAGATAGCCAGTTTTAAAGTTTCTTTAAAAAACATGCACACTTGTAGCGGCCTTTTTGCGTTCTCATATTCTTTCAAGGAGGTGATTTGGACGAGCACAGGGTATACGAACATACGTACATACATCTACAGGAAATTGTAGAGTATGGAATCACACCTCTGTGGTGCATACAAGTACAGAGGTGATATTTATGGACATTCTAGTGGTGAATCTGAAAACGGGCACACCAAAGGTCATACAGTCAAAGCAGGTGGTTTATCTTGAGTCAAGGGAGGGGAAAACTATAATACACACCAAGACATCTGAGTACCGACCCGCATATGCTTTACGTGACTTTGCTCCTATATTATTCGCAGAAGGCTTTGAAGCACTCGAAAAATCCAACCTTACCAACATGACGGAGGTTAGGGATTATGATTTGTCGAGTAAAAAGGCATTTTTCGACAAATCGAGAAAGGGGAAGCATGTGAGTGTATCTCGGAGAAATAAAGAGAAATTGGAGGGACTATAGCCGTTCACCATGGTTAATCAGTCGAGTTAAGACGACACCGACCGACATACTACGCAGGAATAAAAGGCTATGATAGGTACAAGGTGGTGTTAAGAACGTATACGTTCCAAATCTGCCCGGGGGAGGCTGCTAAACCAAGCCTCGTCTGCTTTAATCGGCTGTAATAATCCACTGGTATAAGTCTTCCATGTGTACCTCTAATATTGTGGATACTGTGTACATAGCGTCTACACTCATCATACGCTCCGTCTTGCACCAGTAGGATACCATGCGGACGGACCAACCTGATCGTTCAGCTAGATCAGTCTGAGATATGCCACGTTCATTTAGCCAGTATTGCAGCAGACACCTCCCGCGGGAGTATGCCAAGAACGAATTCGCTCCTTTCGTATGCAGATCATATATACAAACAAGTGTTCTTATTTATTACCTTATGGTATACTCGATTTAACCTCTCAAAAACGGAAAATATTACATCTAGGAGTGTTGACCTATTCAGAAAAAAGAAATTGACTTAACCCAATTAGCTATTGTTATGGATAAGCACCCCGCATATTTAATTAGAACTATTTCGAAGTCTGGTCCCGATAAAGGCGCTCAGCACGTACGGCTGCAATCATGCGTTGATATTCTTCCTCTGTCAATTCACGACCGTCTACTTTAAAATCATAGCGCTCTTTAATTTCTTCATCGGATAGCTCAAGTGATATTTCAAAAAGTTCTCTTTCGGTTTCATATGAAGGAGGACTTTTTTTAGATGAGCCTGATAACCCTATTTTAAGCTGGCTTATAAAAAAAGATTTAATCTCCATAGCTACGTCTTCGTAGTCTAAAAACGCCATTATTCCGTCTATTGTTAGTGGTAACTTTTTCAATCCCTTTTCCTCTGCATAAGACACTATTTCCTCAATGAATATATTTTTTAAAATCTTCGCTAAACCTTCCGAATCACCGCGGTTTATATATTCCTGTATTAAACCCGTGATTTCCTTATCCAGGTCTTCGTGAATTGAAAAATATTTTTTTACCTCATCCTTTTTGTTTTCTTCCAAACCATCAAAATATCCTGCCTTTTCCATTAGGGTTGCTTTAGATATTTCCAAACCTGCTGCTAATTTTTTTATGGTTTCTGGTCGCGGTAAATCGCGAAGTCCATTTTCTATACGTGAAATCTGAGCGTTACTTACTCCTGATTTAATAGCTAATTGATTGAGGCTCATTCCCTTTTGCTCTCGTAATGATCTCAAATGTTCTCCAAAGGTTGTGCTCATTTTAGATACACACTCCACTTTCATATACTTTTTTTGTTGTACAAGTGTAAATATACACGATTATTCCCAATAGGTAAAGGTATATAAAGAAAAAACGTTACCGAGTGGTAAAACCCCTTGATTTTGAGCCTATAAGAACAAATATTCCTCTTTTTGACGTTTTACCTTGTGGTATAAGTGTGTTACCTTATAAGTGTTCCCAATGGGTAACGAAATATACGCAGCAAGGAGGGATACGAGATGAGGCTATCACTTAATATACCCAAGACACAACAATATATGAAGGAGAAGGGGTGGTCCGAGGCTGATTTGGCTGAAAAAATAGGAGTTTCTAAAGTTCAGGTTTATCGTGTTTTACGTGGGCAACGCGAACCGGGTAATGAATTTATTGCTGGACTTTTAAGTGCTTGTAGAGAGATGGGTCTGAACGACCTGTTTATTTTTGAACAACCGTTACCACTAGGTAGTGGAAAGGAGGTAATGCGATAAATGAACCCTAATGCAATCGTGATGACTCCTGAACAATTTGCTGATTTAAAGGAGAGTCTTATTCGTGAACTTGAGCCAAAAATAAAATCTCAAGTAGAGGAAGAACGCCGAAAACATTCATCTTCGGTAAGTCTCAATGTATGGCCCCCTATAAGAGACGAAGCATTGCACCGTCTCAGACACTTGGTAACATACAACCGATATCAAGTCGTCAATGCTCTGTCAACAATCGTTCGTAACTCATTAGGTGTCAGTAATGTGCAAGGGCTGACGACAGACCAAGCACAGGCGGCGAGAGATATTGTCGATGCTGTTGTTTCTACAATGCTAAAGTACAGCAAACCAAAGGCTGGTGAACAGAGTGAACATGCGAACTGAAACATGGCTCGGTCACAGCATCCGCTTTGTTGAAAAAACACCTAGTAATTGGTGGGCAATTGCTGGAGATATCGCGGAAGCCTTGGGATATCGAAAGATTGACAGCATGCTGCGGAAATTAAAGCCATCCCAAAAGGATGCTCACTTAATGAGTACCCTTGGTGGTTTACAAGAAGTATCTATTATCTCTGAAACCGGAATTTATAAGGTGATAATGCGGTCTCGAAGAAAAGAAGCCGAGGAATTTGAGGATTGGGTACTTGAGACGATCCGAACATTACGCCAATCGACCGGACTCGAAGGATTCCAGATCTTCCGTATGCTGGACAAGGACCATCAAAAAGAAGCCATGCAGAAACTGCGCTCCAGCCTGAAACAGCCTGTTCGGGTGGACTTCATCAAAGCTAACACGATAGCAAACAAGGCCGTTTCAAGTAAATACGGTCATCCCAAGATGATCAAAAAGGATCAAATGACACCGGACATGCTGGTTAGCAGGCAGGAGATTCTGGAAGATACGGTTGACTTGATGGGCACCAAAGAACGGTTTGGGCTGGATATAGCGGTATCTCAAACGATCTACGAAAAACACATTCATTAACGAAAGGATGGTAGCTATGGACAAACAAAAAAAAGAAACCACCGCGGCAACGGTGGTGACGAAAGAGTCTCTTAACGGTTTATCAAACATCGAAGCAGCTTATAAGTTTTATCAGTTGATCGAGAATAAAGACTTTCAAACAATCATGGAAATCGGTAACTACATTAAGATTATTGCGATCAATAGAAAACGTTAATTTGGTTCATACAGCTTAATCCCAATAATTAAATCCTCAAAACCTGAGTGATCATCATAAACAACCCTTATTGCATTATCTCTTTCCAACTCAATTAAGCGGGCATGAATTAATTCTTTAATATCAAGTCCACGAGATGAGCAAGCGTCATAAATGCTCACAAAACTCACAATAGGGCCATGACTTTTAAAAACACTAACAGGCAAGCTAAACAACAGCTTTTTGAAATCTTCTTTATTCAAAACAGCACCTCCCCTCTGGAGATAGTTTACCAGAATGAGGAAACAGAAAGGAAGGATGCCCGAACAAACTAAATCAATCCATAACAATCTGTAACTGTGATGGGTGAATTCGATAGTTTTTATCGCCAAATCTGATATTCACATGGTTGAGTTCAAAAAATCGGTGCCACTCTTCATTGTAGTAAGTTACAGGATCAGTGTTTTCGATTAGACCGCTGTCGGTTATATCGGTCCATGTTCCTATGAGGTTAGCGTAAATTCGTTTCACTTAAAACACCTGCTTTCAGCAAAATTATGACCAAAATCTATTTTAAATGAGAAGGAAAAATCTTGGAAGGGAGCATGCACACACATGCACAAGCCTAATGATGAAAGGTTACGTGAGCTTTGTGAATTCTTCGGCAAAATGGAACGCCGGATGTTGGCGAATGGGCGCTTACTGATAGCTCTACACGCTCGGGGCCAGTATCGCAAATATCATCGGCAGTTGGTTGGGCGGTGGACAGCATGAGGAACCAGGAGTCAGGTGAGGTCGCTTGCTGCGCGGTATGCAGAAACATTATGCACAAGAAGTTCTTGCGCCGCTGGAACGAGCAGGACGTATGTAGGCCGTGTATCGGTGAAATGACTCAGGACTACCCGGAGGGAGGTGAACACATTGCAAAATCACGAACAGCAATTATTCCTTCAATTCTATAACTCTCTTGCCCCGGAAGTGCAGCGGGACATTGAACTTATTTGTTCGTGTATGACATGTACTTGGACGAGCAGGACCCGAAAGCCCGGGAAACACTGCTTGGCGAAATGAACATGCTGGAGGGCAAATACATTTTGGAGGTAACACATGGCGGAAATAAAAATAATCAGCGCTAAGGCGCACAACTTTAAAGCGCACCGTGACCTGTCAGTTAACTTTGGACGGATAACACAGATCACGGGCGATAACGCGCTAGGCAAATCCAGCATTTTGGAAATACCTTCGTGGACATTGTACGGCACAGATACCATGGGTGGCAAGCTTGATCCTACACCTACCAATTATGAATACGATCATGTGTTGTCTGAAACCCTTCTGGATATTGACGGAAAACAGGTCCTGTTGGGTCGAGGAATCGAGAAGGGCAAGGCTACTTACTACGTCAACGAGGTTCCTAGTAAATACGGCGACTTCGACGAAATCGTTAAATCTCTTTTTGATAAAGATTTGTTCTTGTCTCTGTATAACCCGTCCTATTTTTTCACTCTTCATAAGGATGGTCAAAGGGACCTGCTACTTCGTTACGTGACTCCAATATCGAATAAAGAAGTATTCACGGAAATGAGCCGGACAAGCCCGGACGAGAAGGCCAAAGACATAAAACTCAACCCGCAGGCTACAAAGCTATCTGAATTGGTCAAGAAACACACTTTGCCACAGATTGAAGAGATTCACCGAAAGAACAAGAACGACAAGGACACGGCCTACAAACGTGCTCAAGGCCGAACAGAGGCGCTTGTCGATCAACTCCTGAAGCTACCACCTGCACCGGATGATATCGAAGCTGTAAAAGCAGAAGATACCGCGTTGCTTGAGCAAATTAAGGAGCTGGCAGACCAAACGGAGCTTGCAGGAGAAACAAACCGAAAGCGCACCGTTCTGGAAAGTACCATACAGTCCCTACAACGGCAGATTGCGCAGGCCAAGGACAACTATATGAAGGTGTATAACGAGCCTATTGAAGACCATTGTCCTGCTTGCAAACGCCCGCTTGATGCCGAGTCTGTGGATGCTGTCACAGCCGATAAGGAGCGTCGGAAGGACGAGCGCCGGGCCGATCATCAAAAGCTTATCAACGAGCGCAAGGAACTAGAAACCAAACTCGCAGCGATTGAGCCAGTGGACGTATCCGAACAAATTTCACAGATGCGTGCTTTGGAAGTTAAACGCGATGCAACAGCCGAAGCAGTAGGCAGCTATAAAGCCCGCCAAACATTACAGACCGACATCGACAAAGCCCGCTCTGACGAGGCTGATACACTTGCCAGCCGGAACGACTCTATCTTTGTTCTGGATGCTATTAAAGCGTTTGAGGCGAAGGAAGCCGAGTTACAGGCTGCCAAGGTGCAAAGCCTGTTCACAACTCTATCAATCTCTTTATTTAAAGAACAGAAGAATGGCGAGCGTAAGCCGGACTTTGTGATTGAAAAGGACAATAAGCCGTATCCGATCTTGTCGCTTTCTGAGTCCGTCCGTGCTGGTTTGGAACTGAGGGAAGTCCTCAGCGAACAGAGTGGGGTGATATCACCTGTAGCGGTGGACAACACTGAGAGCACTTTCAAGATTAAAAAATCTTCCGGTCAGCTCATTCTGGTAAAAGCCATCGAGGATGCACCTTTAGAAATAAAACAGATTGGAGGCGAGTCGGCATGAAGCCACATGAACAACTGGAATATGAAATGGCAATGGAAAACATGCTCAAGGTCCTTCCTGCCATGTTGGGGATGTATGGGGCAGTAGCCAAGGCAACAAAGGCATATTATGACGAATTGATTGCCGCTGGATTTAGCGAAGCCCAAGCCCTTCATATAGTCTCC